TGATGCTGGAATCAGTATTGAAGAAGAAGAAGATTCTTTGATAGAAGATACTTCTGAGGAAGATGATGAAAGTCCGTTCTAAATAAAAAAAACAAAAGGGGATTGACTTTTACTACTCAATCCCTTATATATAGTATATACTAGGCAATTCATAAGTCCTAGAAATACAGAGTTTTAGTAAGTTTTTACTGTTCGGTCAGGGCTCTTAGAGACAGACCAAAAAAACTTACATTTAACTGTAGAATGCCGTAAAGGGTTCTACCCATAATCTTGCTTAAAAGGAGATAACTAATGGTTACAAATAAAGCACTAAGTCTATTTGACAATTTCAATCAACTAACACCCTATGCTGTAGGTTACGATAAAATGTTTGAACATCTAAACAGTTATGTTTCAAACAATGTAACGTCTACAGGGTTTCCACCATATAACATATCTAAAGGAGGTGACTTAACTTATGTCATTGAGATGGCCTTGGCTGGATTCTCTAAAAAGGATATTGAAATTGAAGTAGCAGATGGTACACTTACTATTCGTTCAACAAAAGAGAATGAAGAAAGTGAAGAAACATTACATCGTGGTATTTCTTATCGTAAGTTCAATCGAAAATTTACTCTTGCAGATGACATTGTTGTGAATGAAGCTTCTCTTGAAAATGGTATGCTCAGGATTGATCTTGAACGTATTGTTCCAGAGGAAAAGAAGCCGCGTATAATTAAGGTTAATTAATATGAATTTTATTATAATAACCCTAATAATCCCTCTTTGACCCTGTGGGGTCATATAGGAAAATAAAATGGAAAAGGGACTTTACTTTTAGTCCCTTTTCCTATATTATGATAATATAATGAAGGAGATATTATGAGCGAAGAAAATACAGTACAACCATTGCTGGGTATAGATAGTGATGGTAAAATGCAAATGACTGTTGACCCAGTAATTAATCATTTTGTTGCTAAAATTAAATTTGATAAGTCTGTCGTAGACCAACTTAATAAAGAGATTGATGAAGTATCAATTACTAATTCTAATTCAAATCAGAGTAAACTTGTCGGTCAGTTTAGACAAGACAAAAGATCAGCTCAACTTGAAATGGATTTAACTACATCAGTTGGTTCTCAATTCAAAACAATTTTAAATTCTGCTGGAACATCATATTTAAATAGTGGTTACAAGAAACAATCTTATGCAGATTGTTATACTGTTTGGAGTAATCATTGTTATGGTGGTGATTATAATCCACTACACGAACATAGTACACCAACATATGCTGGTTTGTCTGGTTTTATGTGGTTAAAATTACCAGACGAAATGTTAGAACGTCAACTAAATCGTGGCAAGCATAAAGTAAATTTCAATACAACTGAAGGTCAATATGATGGTTGGAATCATATACTCTGGGGTTTAGGTTCTAGATCAGATTTGTATAGATTAAAAATGCCAGCTGAAGAATATGTACAGCCTGAAATTGGTACTATGTGGATTTTTCCTAAATGGTTGCATCATCAAGTTATGCCATTTTATGGTAATGGTGAACGCCGTTCTCTTGGTATGAATTGGAATGTTATTGAGTCTCAGAGTGAATTAGAAAAAATGATGACTCCAGCAGAGTACTCTAGTTTTGTTGAGATGATTCCTAAAGATTTTAATAGAGCTGAAATTTATTCTGGCGTTTTTGGTGGAATTACAATTTATGTGAAGTTAGATGATGACTGATTTTATTCACACTATGCAAATGCTTGATACAACTCTTTGTGATGATTTAGTTGATTATTATCATAATAGTAGTGAGTATAAGCAAAAAGGTATGGTTAGTGGAGGGCTAAAACCTGACTCTAAGACATCTACAGACGTTACAATTTATCCTAACTCTTCAAATGAATCTGTAGTAACTTATATGACATTTATAAATCAATGCCTAGGGAGTTATAAAGAAACATTTGATGCTTTTATGTATCCAGTTGGTTTTGCAGAAGGTTGTAATATTCAATATTATGAACCAGGCGAAGGATTTCCTAAGTGGCATTGTGAAAGAGGTATGCATCAATCTAATCAGAGAGCATTAGCTTTCATGACATACTTAAATGATGTGACAGATGGTGGTGAAACAGAATGGTTGTATCAAGAAAGAAAAATTGAACCTAAGAAGGGACTAACTGTTATCTGGCCTACTGATTTTACACATACACATAGAGGTATAATATCCCCAACACAAACTAAAATTATTATTACTGGTTGGTTTAATTATGTAGATGTTGTTGGCGCACATAATTATTATACTACTGAGTATGCAAAAGTTATTACTCAAATGAAAGACAATCCAGATATGAAAGTTAGTCTTAATCTAGAGGATAAACTAAATGGAGAAAAACAATAACTAAAATAGACTACAAATATAATGAAGACAAAGCTTTGTCTGAATTGAAAGAATACATCGACTCAACTTATGATGAACACTATAGCACGAACCAGTTTCAGGCTACAGAGTTCATTATAGACGGTGGACATGGTGAAGGTTTCTGTATCGGTAACATCATGAAATACGCACAACGATATGGAAAAAAAGATGGTTATAATAAAAGGGACTTGCTAAAAGTAATTCACTATGGTATTATAGCTTTACATAATCACGATACAATGGAGAAAGTGAAAAATGAAACTAAGTAATCAAACAATAAATGTGTTGAAGAATTTCTCAACCATAAACCAAAACCTTGTAATTAAGGAAGGTAGTGATATTGCTACCATGTCAGCAATGAAGAACATTGTTGCTAAAGCAAAGGTAGAGGAATCCTTTACAAAAGAATTTGCAATATATGATCTCAATGAATTTCTTTCTGCACTATCTTTATTTGGAACTCCAGATTTAGATTTCCAAAATGATTTTGTTGTTATCACAGAAGAAGGTTCTTCTAAATCTTTAAAGTATTGGTACTCTGACCCATCTGTAGTCACTACACCAAACAAAGATATTACTATGCCATCAAATGAAGTTAAGTTTGATTTCTCTAGTGATACTCTTGCAGAAATAACAAGAGCTGCATCCGTTATTGGAGCTCCTGATATGGTTCTTGAAAATGGTAAACTTAGAGTTACTGATAAAAAGAATACAACTGCAAATGATTATGCAACTGAATTAGATGTACCAGACAGTGATGTAAAATATAAATTCTGGTTCAAGGTTGAAAATCTAAAACTAATTCCTGGCTCTTATGGGGTTGAAGTTTCTTCAAAAAATATTAGTAAATTTAGTAATACTAATATTGATATAGAGTATTTTATTGCTCTGGAACCAGAATCTTCTTATGCCGCTTAAAGTTAGGAAACTATATTATGGAAAATTTTTTGTGGGTCGAGGAATATCGTCCCAAGGATGTAGGCTCGTGCATACTTCCTAAAAATCTAAAAGACACTTTCACTGAGTTTGTTGAAAGTGATCATATACCCAATCTGATTTTATCAGGAGGGCCTGGTGTAGGTAAGACTACAATTGCAAAAGCAATGCTAGATCAGATTGGTGCTACGTATATGATGATTAATGGTTCTGAGGAGTCAGGTATTGATGTACTTAGAACCAAAATTAAAAACTTTGCTTCTACTGTATCACTTGAAGGTGGCAGAAAGTATCTAATACTTGATGAGGCAGACTATCTAAATCCACAATCTACTCAACCAGCCTTACGGGGTTTCATGGAAGAGTTTCATAAAAACTGTGGATTTATTCTTACTTGCAATTACAAAAATCGTTTGATTGAACCACTACATTCTCGTTGTAGTGTAGTTGAATTTACTATTCCTAAATCTGAGAAACAGAATCTTGCTTCTGAGTTTATGAAGAGAGTTATAAGTATACTTGATACAGAAGATGTTAAGTATGATAATAGAGTTATTGCTGAGGTCATTAATACACACTTTCCAGACTGGCGTAGAACTCTAAATGAATTACAAAGGTATTCAGTATCAGGTACTATTGATGCTGGAATACTGGTAAATTTAAGTGATGTAAATATAAAACAACTTATGACTTGTATGAAAAATAAGGAGTTTACTAATGTTAGAAAATGGGTTGTCGATAATCTTGATAATGATTCTGTTCATTTGCTCAGGAGCGTTTATGATAATCTTTATGAGTATGTGGATGGTTCTACTATCCCTCATTGCGTTGTGGTATTGGGTGAGTATCAGTACAAGTCAGCTTTTGTTGCAGATCAAGAAATAAATATTATGGCTTGTTTAACAGAAATTATGGGTAGGGCTAAGTTTAAATGACTGTTGAATTTATTTATTGGAAGTGGGATAACTTCTATGACAAAAAACAAATAAAAACTATACATGATTTAATACAAAAAAAATTTCATAGTAAAGAAGACCCAAAACTTGCCGCAGCTGCATATGAAGATGGTACTCCAAGAAAAGTGGTTGATACGCAAATAGTTGGTTATAGAGATATAGAATATGCTATAAGAGGTATTATTGATGTCGCATATACTTGTTGTTTAGAAAATTTTGGTTATGATGTAAAACCTCCAACTAACGATAATCTGTCCTATAATACATATACTGCTAAAAGTAAATCTAAATATGATTACCATACTGATGTAGCAAGAAATTCGTATCATGATTATAAACTAACACTATTAATTAATTTATCTCCTAGAGAATACGAAGGTGGAGATTTTTTTATATTTACTGATGGTGACGAATGTCAAGTTCCAGAACTTAAATCGCCAGGATCAGTAATAGCATTAACAGGTGGTATATATCATAAAGTCACACCAATTACAAAAGGTGTAAGAAGAACACTGACTCATTTTATGAAAGGGCCTGCTTGGAGATGATAGATATTTATGATGATGTTTTAGAAGAACATAATGCTATTTTGGTTGATGATATGGTACGGCAAATATCTTGGAAGTATGATTATCATTCTAACACAAGAAAATCAAATAAACATTGGCACGTTCTTTGTGGTAATAATGAAGAAGAATGTACAGAAGCTGGATATGATTGGGCTCTTGAAATATTCTCTACTATATTGAATAAATTTAAGTTCAAAGAAAAATACAATATAGAAGGTTTTAAAAGAATTTATTGCAATTCTCATACTCATGGTATTGAACCACATATCCATACAGATGATGGTGATTTTACCATGATTTATTATCCAAGACTTGATTGGGATATTGAGTGGGGTGGAGGAACAGCAGTATATAAAGAAACTGATAGCACCCCCAAAGACCCTAATTTTAAACCAAATTATCAGATTGATAAAAGCGTTAGTTATAAAGGTAATCGATTAATTATTTTTGATGCTTATCTTCCTCACCAAGCTTTACCAGTTTCAAGAGAGTGTTATGAATTAAGAACTTGTGTTGTTTTTAAATGTAATGTTTCTGGTGGAAGTCATGAACGATTAGATTTTTATAAAGATAATTTAACTAAAGGTAATTTCAAAGTACAGACGATTAATTAATGAGTAGAGATACAATTTATAAAAAGAAAATTGATTTTCTCAAAAGTATAGGTTCTGATAAGGTTAAACATTCTGGTGGAACCTTGTTAGAACATCTTATAGGTACTAGTGAGGAATTAAAGAAGTTAGGAGCTCCAGAATATTTACAAGATGCTGGTCTATTTCATTCAGTATATGGTACTGTATACTTTATGCCAGAAGGTGGTTTGGTAGATGATCGACAAGTTGTAAAAGATTTAATCGGTGAGGATGCAGAAGAAATAGCTTATTGGTTTTGTATCTTGGATTTACCTAGAATAGAACAAATTTTAAAGTTTAAGGGACAATTAAAAAAAGACTTGTTATCGTTAGATACTGCAAATCAAGAAGAACAATCTGCTAATAATATGATGACTTGGGAAGAAGCATATGACCTATGAATTAAAAGTTAAAAATGGAACGTATACAGCAGATAGTTGGATTATTTTATGGTGGGTGGTATTTCGCCATCGTCTATCGCACTTCTGTAAGGGTGAAGGGTTTGCTGATTAATGTATGAATTAAAAGACTATCTTAAAGCCATTAATCAAACTAAAGAATCTCTTATGGATGGTGAAGATGAGGAGTGGGAGAAGAAATATCCTCCATTTATCGTTAATAAGTGTGTTGCACCCTTTCCTGATACTATTCTATTAGTTAATGAAATAAACCAATTACCACACCTAGACAAGAAACTTCAGTTTGATTTTTTAATAAATAGTCTTAGACCAAGGAAAAGATATACTCCTTGGGTGAAGGCGATGAAAGTTGATAATTTAGAGTATGTTAAAGAGTATTATGGCTATAGTAATAGTAAAGCAAAATCCGCTCTTGAAATATTATCTGATGAACAAATTTCTGCCATAAAACAAAAATTAAATAAAGGTGGAAGACATAATGGAACAGATTAATTGGACACAAGATCAGATGCTAGAAGTTGGTTTGAAAGAACCAGATGATTTTTTAAAGGTACGTGAAACGCTATCACGTATTGGAGTTGCTTCGAGAAAAGAAAGAAAATTATATCAGAGTTGTCACATTCTCCATAAGCAAGGTAGATATTTTATTACACACTTCAAAGAGTTATTTGCTCTTGATGGGAAGGTTGTAAATTTATCTGAGAACGATATTGCTCGTAGAAATACAATCGCAAATCTTTTGAAAGATTGGGGTTTAGTAGATATTATAGGTAATGCAGAACCAGTGGCTCCACTAAGTCAAATAAAAGTTTTATCATTTAAAGAGAAGAGTGAATGGGAACTAAGTACAAAATATAATATCGGTAAAAAGAAAGAAGTCTAATGGAGCAATTCAAGTCTTACATCACAGAGGTAAAAAATGAACCGTATCGTATTGTTGTTCTTTCTGTAGAACATGGTGATAAAGCTATAACTTCTAAACGTATCAAAGAAGAAGCAGATAAATTAAATTTATCAAACTATGTTATACCTATACAGGGAGCATATATTAAACATGATAATGGTAAACACACTATACATTCTGTAGATGATGATAAAGGGTTTGAGTTAGATTCATCTACAGTAGTGTTTGTTCGAGGCACTCCTTCTAAAGATAGTTCACTAGATTTAATATCTGAACTAGAAAGACTTGGTGTTTGTTGTATTAATAGTAGGACATCAATAGCTATTGCAGCTGATAAGTATCGTTCTTATATTCGTTTAAAGGATTACGGATTAACTACACCAAAATCTGTTTTGATTCCTAATGTGGATTCTACAGAAAAATCTTTTGAAAATTTGGACACAAAGTTTCCAATCATTCTAAAAACATTAAGAGGCTCAAAAGGTGTTGGTGTTTTATTTGTTGAATCAGAAAGATCATTAAACTCTGTGGTTCAACTTATATTCAAAACAGACCCTGATGCTGACTTACTAATACAAGAATATATTAAAACAGAGTTTGATGTTAGAGTTTTGATTCTTGATGGTAAGATAGTTGCAACAATGCAAAGAGATGTATTAGAGGGTGATTTCAGAAGCAATTATTCTCAAGGTGCAAAGGTTAAAAAGTATAACCTTACACAATTAGAAACAGAACAATCTTTATTGGCTGCAAAATCTGTTGGTGGTATTTTAAGTGCTGTTGATTTTATTCCTTCAAATGATCCTAAGAATAAACCACCATATATGTTAGAGGTAAATAGTTCGCCAGGCACAGAAGGAATTGAAGAAGCTTCTGGTAAGAATATTGTTAAAGAAATCTTAGAACATTTTAAAAATTTAAAAATGAGACATACTGTTCCCACAGAATGTGGTTATAATGAAGTAGTATCCATAAAACCATTTGGAGAACTTATTGCTAAATTTGATACAGGCAATTCTGTATTATCTGTTCTTCATGCAGAAGATATACAAATAAATGGAAAGAAGATTTCTTTTAATCATAACGGAAAATCTATTACAACAAATTTGATTAAGACATATGAGGTACAAACTGGTGGTGGTAAAGATGAACGTCCAGTTGTAGAATTAGAAATGTCATTTGCTGGTAGTTCTTATAAATTTATGTTTGGCCTTGATGATAGAACAGAGCTAGGAACTGATGTTTTACTTAATAGATTCGTTATGAATAAACTAAACGTCATGATTAATCCTCAGAAAAAATATGTAATTACTACGCCATTTACCCTTGACAAATAATACATTACCTGTTATAGTCTTAATATGAACTTTTATACAAACGTCCTACAATGGGGCAATCAGCTTTTTTGTCGTGCCGTT